TCCTGCATCAACCCATCCATCACTTGACCACGCGAAGCTCTCTTGAGTTTTTTACCGAACTCTTCCAATCCCGACATGTCCAACATTAGGCTTTCACATCCCTATCCAGGTTAATTTCCTGATGTGTGGGATAAATGAACGGCTCACCTGCTGTGTATCCCCTTGTGATACCGCCGCGAGTAACAGTAAGCTTGTCACCTTGCAATATATCCGTTTGTGGCGAAATGAACAGTTTGGACGAGTAATCAATATCATTGGTCGTATCCGTCTGCGTATTGGCTGCTAATCCCGTCTGAGAGATGCGGCAAGGCACATTTGAGTGTTTGACTACCCAACCAACCTCTGTGGCTCCATTTGGCTTCTTGATTCGTTCTGAGCGTTGTACAGCCACTTTGTCTTCATACATCTTCTCATACTGGATTCTGATGGCATCATAATTGATCACGTCACCACCTCAATCTACGAAAAGCATTTAGCTCACCCTGATAATCTCTCAGCACACCTTCAATGACGGAAACCGTAGGCGTAGCAGGAGCCGCTTTAGCCGCCGATGCAGGTTTAATAGATGTATCTCCTATCTTGACTTCAAAAGCCTCTACAGGCTCAACAGGAGGGCGCAGGACATTGATTTGCTCCGTGCTTAATGCACTGGCTACCATAGCCACCCATGTATAAGATAGGTCGTCTGGGATATCCCGATTGATATAGTTTCTGATACGCCAACCGACCTCATCAACGTAGGTGCCAATGAGGCTGGCGTGTGTTGTATCATTTACATCCAGACCTAAGCGCAGCTTTACTTCCCTGAGGATTGCTTCACGCTCAGCCTTCAGGCGTTGTATCTGCATCGCCCTCAGCCTCCGCATCTTTTTTACGTTTGCCGCGTGTTGGTTTGTCATCCTCCTGATCATCAACTTCAGTATCAGCGGAAATAACCTGCTTTTCAATCATCTCAGCGATGTCT